GCAAAGAACTCAATTTTGCCAAAAAACAATTACTTTCTGAAACAGTGAGTTGATTGTTGGGAGCCTTTTGGCTCCCATCTTTGCCCCACAACTTATTTTTTTGTGTTATACTTACATTATGAAAATTTCAATCGCATCAGACATACACTTAGAATTCGGTGACTTGTTTATCAACAATGATAACAATGCCGATGTTCTTATCCTCAGTGGTGACATTTGCGTTGCCGCAGACATTGGTCGACCTGACCCAAACAACTTCCTAGAAGGTGCTCGTAGCAATCGTGTTACCGATTTCTTCAAAAGATGTTCGTTTCAATTTCCACATGTAGTATACATCATGGGTAACCATGAACACTACAATGGTGACTTTGCAACAAGTGGAAACAAAATCAAATCAATGTTAGAGTCTAACATGTTGAGCAATGTTTACTTGCTTGACAAAGAAGTTAAGACAATTGATGAAGTGACATTTGTTGGTGGTACACTGTGGACTGACATGAACAACAGTGATGAGATGACACTGAGTCATATTCGTAGAATGATGAATGACTTTCGTTGTGTGAAAAATTCTAATCGTATGCTTGAGCGTAAAGTTCCAATCTATGAAGAGAATCCATTGTACACTGAAGATGGTAAGAATGGTGGCATGTACCTTACGAAAGAGGGTGGCGGTTACATTGAGATTGGGTACAAAAGAAAATCTGAGCCTTCAACATTTTCTCCAGAAGATGCAGTTGAAGACCACAAGAAATTTGTGCAGTATATTCAGACTGTGATTGAAGGTAAGTTCGACCAGAAGTTTGTAGTTGTTGGTCATCATGCACCAAGTAAAGCATCTACTCATCCTCGCTATCAACATGATACATTGATGAATGGTGGTTACAGTTCTTCATTGGATGAATACATCATGGATCATCCACAAATTAAATTGTGGACTCACGGGCATACACATGAGGACTTTGATTACATGATTAAGAGT